TAGGTTCTTCTTTTTTTGATAAATCGACTTTAATAATATCGTTTTTTACCAATTGTTTAGGCTTCTTTTTTATTTTAAAAGAGCCTTCTTCTTTTACTTGTTCTGACATAATATAATATAATATAAATTAATAAATAGGTTTATTGAGGCATAAACTGCTCTAAACCAAATCCGCCTAAATTATCATTACCTGATGATTCAAAATCCGTAGGTAGTAAATCATTTTGACGCTGTTCAATCATTTTTGATTGTTGTGTTGCTTGTATTTTAGTTCTTTTATCTTTACGATCTTCTATAAACTGTTCTTTTTGTCTATCAGTATTTATTTTAGCTTGAGCCAATTGTAATTGATATTGAAACTCTTCAGCCATTAATTGTTTTTTAATCAAAGCTTCTTGTTCCATTCTTTGTATTTCAAACTGCGATTTAGCTTGTTGTATTTGTATTTCAGTTTGAGCTAAAGCCTGTTGTTTTTCAACTTCATTCATAGCAGCTTGCTCAGACTGTTGCATATTTGCTTGAGCTTGAGCTTGTATCATCTGCTGTTGTTGAGCTTGATCTCTTTTTTGTTTTTGTTTTCTCTTAAGCTTTAACATTTGATTTGCTAACTTAAGATTTTTTATTTGTCTAATATCAATAGCATCTTCTAAATCTATACCTTGATTTTGTAGAGCTATTTGTATGTTTTGCTCTAACTGAGCTTTTTCTTCTTCATCAGGTTCTAGTTCTAAATATATACCAAAGTCATGAAGGTTTAATTGGCTGATTTCTTTTAAAGTCTCTACGTTGTAAACAGAAATACTTTGTTTTAGTGAGTTAGCTGTTAAAGGAAACATCAAAGCATCTGCAACTCTTAAAGAAATGTTTTCGCAATTTCTTACGGTTAAATAAAGCATAGCATCTAATATATGTTTTGTAGCTATATTAGAAGCGTTAGCGGCCATTTTTTGCAATCCGACTAAAGCGTCTTTGTCTGGTAAGCTACCATCTCTTGCTTCATTTAACCCTGTTACATCTCTTATCATTTGTAAATAATACTGATAAGTACTAATTAATGATTGTATTTTAGCATTAGATGCTGATGTTTGTAATTCTTGTATAGGTACTTTTCCTCTATTAGGATCACCGTCTTGCGTTAAACTTCTACCAACTATACTACCAGTTTGAAAATACATATTTAATGCTTCTTGAGGATTATAATTAGTACCATTACCTAAATCAACCTCTGCTAAACCATCAACATCTACAAACACGCCATCTGGTACCATACGTTGAATTACTTGTTGTAATTTTAACGAGGTAAGTTGTATCATATCAGCAAAACTTGTACATCTACTTACTAATGATTCTATACGACCTTGGTATAAATTTGGCGCACATATAGTATAATTCATTTTAACTTTAGTAGAATCACTATTAGGTCTTGTCATGTTTTCAGCAAGTTTCCACTCTAACATTTGTGGAACACCCATTACTTTAGCCCCACTAAATAAAACTTCTATACTTCTAGATACTCTATCAAAGTTATCACTTTGCGGTGGATTAAAAGTGTCTGGTTTTTCTAATACTTTTTCTAAACCAGTTTCTGTTCTTTTTATTTTAAAAACTTGATCAATAAATGTTTTGTATTCAAAAAATAATATTTGAACTAAATCATTGTTATAATTAGGGTTTGCTATATATCCATCTCTTCCAGGATATTTAACCATTTTTTCTAATTCTTCGTCAGTTATATATGGAAATCTTTTTTTAATTTCAGCTAAAGTCATAGACTTTATTTCACCAACATAATATGTGTCTTCAAAGTTAGGGTCATTAGTGTACGAATAAACTAAATTAGCTGGATCTACATAGTCAACAATAACACCATTAGCTTTATTAAAACTAGTTTTAGCAGCGCCTATACCTATTGTAACTATATCTTCTATTATTCTTTTTTTAGTTAAATTATATTTATTATTAGCTAATATATTATCTATAACTTCTTCTTCCGCTATTTCAATACCTTGTTTATAGCTTAATTGCATGTGTAATTCTAACTCTTCTTGGGTTTTAGGAAGATCTACAGGAGGTATATTAGAGCTTGAAAAATCTTTTCCAGTCAATTCTTTTGCAGTGCTTATCAAATCTTGCGAATACATATCCTCCATTACATTAGTAGCATACATAGTTCTTTCTTTTAATGATCCAGGATCTTGAGAAAAAGCTTTTATATCATAATTTTTAGATGCAATACCGTTTACAACTATATCTACAAATTTTGGAATAATAGGTACTGGTTTCCAGTCTAAATTTAAATAAGACAAATCACCATTAATAGATAATTCATCTTTATATTTTTGAACACTCTGCTCACCTCTAGCGTATAATCTTAAATGATGAAACTGTTGATAACCTGTGTTCCATCTACTACCGTTTATTCTACCACCTCTAAACCATTCATACTCAATAGCTTGCCCAACTAATAATCCATATTCTAAAGTTCTCTTTTCCTCTTCAGATACCATCTGATTAGGAAACGCACTATTAACACCAGTGTTTAATTTCATCTATTAATTATTTTTGATTCACTACCTCTATTATCATACTTAGAAAAGTTTAAATTTACAGGTTGTTTTATAACCTCGGCAATGGGTCTATATTTGTTTTTATTACAAGCCATGATAGCTAAACCAGAGCTTATTGATGCATCATGTTTTGTTCTATTGTTTATATCAAAAGCAGCCCAATCTTCTAATGTACGTTGAAAATACATTGTTCCATATTGTTCATTGTTATATCCAATAAACATTTCTATATAAGCTTCAATAGCAGCAGCATGTGCTTGTTTAACATCTTCACTTGAATTAGGTATACCACCTATTTCTTTTTCTGTTACAGATAATTTGTGCATTGTTTTATCTGGTCTGTTCATAGAATAACCTCTATAACCTCTTCTTTTAAAATGATATAATAACCTAGGTTTATTATTTTCTGCAAGTATTGGCATACCATAAAATACGCAAGCCATGAGTACATCTTCAAAAAATATCTCAGCAGTCTGAGGTCTAGCTATATATTCTAAAAATAATAAGTTAGGTGGAGCGTCTTCCATACTAAACTTAGTTAATCCATGTAATGAACCTTTTGATCCTCTACCATCAACAGTTCCTGATATATCATAACTATCACATCCAAAAGCACCCATATGATCGTTGCCAGGAAACTTTCTACCGTTTTTAACAAGAACTCTATTTTGTTGATTTTTATTTGGAACCCATGAAACATAAAATCTACCTTGATTACTTGGAACAAACATAACGCTTGTATCTTTAATCCCACCTTCCCATTGAAAATTACCTTGTGTAACTACATTTGAGTGTTTTAAATCTTCATTATAATCTATTTGTTCATAAATCTTTGTAAGATTAAACAATGATTGTTTTGTTTCATCTCTGAAGGCATGTTTCTCTGTACGGGGAAACTGTCTATATAATTCGTTAAGTGCATCAGGATCATTCTTAAGGCCATCTACTTCATTTTCCCAGTGTTCTATTACACCTATTTCAATTGGGAACCCATCAGGTCCCGTCTTTTTTTCTTTGGGTGTTTCGAAGACAGGTAACCCATAAGAGTCAATGTATCCTTCGTAGTTCCATTCCATAGGAATGAACAAGCTATATAATCCCGAGCTAGTCTGCCCATTGCGGTTTCTTCTGGTAACGTCTGAATCATCATATAATTTTTTATAGTTTCTACCGCCTTTATCTAAAGCATTTGATGTTGAACCCATCATACACTTACCTATAATTCTAGAACCTAATCGTAAACAAGTTTTTGTAACCCTCCAGTTGTTTAATATATTGTCAGGTTTTTCCCACTTACCAGATTCATCGTGTACAAGTAACTTTAATTTTTCACCATCATAACTATTATCTCCTGTATTTTTCCAGTCAATAGTTGTATCTAATCCTTCTAGCTCCTCTAATTGTTCGTTGCTGTCTAGTTTACGTCTTGTAAATCTGCTAGCAGGAACTCTGTATGCAAGTTCTGTTTTTGGTCGATCCATACCGTCTTGAATCGGTTTGAAGAAGAAGGGGTAGTTGACAGAAATTGGTACAATTTTATCGGTAAACATTTTCTTTGCATCAGCCCCAGACTTTGATAAGACACCGTATCTAGCATCACTAGAGATAGTGGCAAGGTTGACAGTTTCGCCTGATGCCATGAATGAAAACCCAGACCGTCTGTTTTTGAGGTAGCACATTCCGTAACATCTTGTATCTGCTTTGCAAGCTTCCCAGAATATATAGAATAATCTGTTTGCTTCCCTAAAATCTGCTTGCCCAACATCAATCTTGGACCACTGCAGGTACATGTAATGAGTACCAGTAATATAAGTAGCTTTACCTTTATTAGTAAACCAATAGCCTTCGTGGCGCCTAGCAAATTCTCTATCAATATACGCATACCATTTTTCTTTGAAATCATCTGGATATTGTTTCCAGTCAAATATTGTTTTAATCTTTTTTAATGTTTTAGGATATTCGTGTACTTGCCACTTGTCATAATCCTTGTTAACATCTTTTTCTTTTGGTAATGCTATTTTTAAATTTTGTATTTCGTATACCTCACCTATTTGACCTGTGTTAGATATAACAATAACATCATATTCTTTATTATAACCATATTTCCACTTTTTAGATTTATTTAATCTTTTTATTACATGTGGTTTTATGTGATCAATTATTTTATATAAAGTTTGCTTATACATTACTTAGATCTTCTTTCTGCAAAACCTCCAAAAGCTTTAGCTTGAACTTCTTCTTTTGGTTTTTCATTAATCATATCTTCTTCTTCTTTAATACGATTAAGTATTTCAAAAGCATCAAATATAGCTAACTTTTTAGTTGCAGCAGCGTTTTTTAATCTATCAGCAGATATATCGTCATCAGAATCTACAATAGCTTCTTTTGCTACTTTAATTAATTCTTCAACCGCTATGTGCCCAGCGTGGATTATATTCTTCTTCGTTTCCTTGACGTTCATGCTTAATTACAATATCATTTGATTTCATACAATAAAGACGTTTGCCATCAACGACAAAGTCATATTCTCCATT